CTTCTCCGAGTTCATCGGGGAGATCTGCAAGTTCAAGGACTCGTGCAGCCTCAATGAACGACTCGTCAATCTTTTCAATAAATTCTTGCTCAGTCTTCAATGTCAACATCTTCCTTCTTGATCAGCATGGCCACTAAAAGAAAAAATCCGATACCGCCAGCGTAAAACAAAATTTGCCAGAACATCAGACCTCCCAAAGAGAGAAGAACAAGGTACTCCGGTGTCAACAGGTTGTCAATGGTCTTGACCCCATTTGAAACAGGCTACTCTCAGGAAATGGCTAGCGAAGAGTACGTCCTAAACGGAGAAGTCAAGATCCTTCGAGCAAGCCACGAGCCCTGCATTGTTTGCGGAGAGGCGGGTGGGAATTGCGCAGGAGAATTAGAACCGCCCAAATATCTTGTCGGATCGAATACATTCCCATCCCTTGGTCACGGTGACACTTATCTCGTACCTGAGGACGTGTGGCGCGAAGTCCAAATTTCCGATAAGACAACAACCAAAGTTCTTGTAGCGCGAAAGGGTGCGGTGATGCCTCTCAAGAAGGCGGAAGAGTTGGGTCTTTGTTAGACGATTTATGTATTTGTTTTTCATGTACTTTGGATATCCACCACAAACCAGATCAGGAGTTCGACAGCCGTGTTGTCCGATGAATTTGTAGATACTTATCGTAATCAGCAAGCCCCTTGGGGATTCAGTGGGCTTGGAGAGATCGTTTACCTGCGGACATACAGCCGCAAGATCGAAGAAAAGGGACGCAACGAAACGTGGCCCGAAACAATCCAGCGCGTAATCAATGGCGCCATTGAAATTGGAACGCCATACACGCAGAAGGAAGCAGAAACGCTTTTCGATCACATGTTCAACTTGCGATGCTCCATGTCTGGACGAGCACTATGGCAAATGGGAACACCACTCGTATCTCAATTCAACGGCGCATCTCTGAATAACTGCTTCTTCGTCAACATTGAATCAATCGATGACTTCGAGTTCTTGTTTGACCACCTGATGCTTGGCGGTGGTGTCGGCTTCTCCGTTGAACGATCAAAGATTCACGAGTTCCCAAAGATTCGATCAGGTGTTGAAATTACCCACGAGCGAACCAACGATGCTGACGTCATTGTTCCCGATAGCCGTGAAGGATGGAAACGACTTCTTCATTCTGTTTTGAAGTCTTACTTCTACACCGGCAAATCATTTACCTACTCCACGATTCTTGTGCGTGAGTTTGGTGCACCGCTAAAGACTTTCGGCGGAACAGCATCAGGGCCGGGTGCACTTATTGATGGCGTTGCCGACATCTGCAAAGTCATGGACAATCGTGCAGGAAAGAAACTGCGATCAATCGACGTCCTAGACATCTGCAACATCATTGGGCGAATCGTTGTATCAGGCTCAAGCCGACGCTCAGCGCAAATTGCAATGGGTGACCCAGACGACATTCTTTTCTTGCGTGCAAAGAATTGGGGATCTGGAAATGTTCCCGGATGGCGTGCAAACTCCAATAACTCCATCTATGCAGACGGTTACGACGAGATCATGTCTGAACTCTGGAAGGGTTATGACGGATCGGGAGAGCCTTACGGTCTTTTGAATCGCAAACTCGCACGCACCGTTGGTCGTCTCGGTGAAAAGAAGCCGGACCCGACTGTTGAGGGATACAACCCTTGTGCTGAAATTGCTCTTGGCGATGGCGAATCATGCAACCTCGCAACAATCTTCCTCCCGAACGTGACCTCATACAAGCAGTTCTGTGAAATTTCACGTCTGCTCTACATGGCTCAAAAGCAAATCACCAAGTTGCGATATCCGTATCCGAAGACCAATCGTGTCGTTGCAAAAAATCGTCGACTGGGACAATCAATCACTGGTGTTCTTCAATGCACCGAAGAGCAACTTTCTTGGCTGTCGAAGGGGTACGAGTACCTGCGTGACCTTGACGTTGAGTATTCAGAGAAGCACGACATGAACCCCTCCGTTCGACTTACGACCGTTCAGCCGTCAGGGACCCTGTCTCTTCTTCCGGGGGTAACGCCGGGGATCCATCCAGCATTTGCTGAGTTCTATATTCGTCGCGTGCGCTTTGGTGCTGCTGACCCACTGATCGAAGCATGCCGCAAGCGCGGTTACAACGTGATTCCTGATGTTGGAATTGATGGACGTGAAGATCACACCAAATGGGTTGTTGAGTTCCCTGCAAAGTCTCCAGACGGTGCAATCCTTGCGTCTGACATGACGGCTGTTGAACAGTTGGAATGGGTCAAGAAGATGCAAACCGATTGGGCTGACAATGCAGTCTCTGTGACGGTCTATTACCGACTCCAAGAACTGCCAGAGATCAAGGAGTGGCTCAAGAGCAACTACGACAACTCGGTAAAGAGTGTCTCATTCCTACTGCACGCAGATCACAACTTCCCCCTTGCCCCTTACGAAGAAATTGATGAGGCGACATACGACGCCATGATGGCAAAGATTGATGTCACATCCCCTCTCGTTACCAGCACCCTTGATGACAATCTTCTTGATGATCCGTCATGCGCAACTGGCGCCTGTCCGGTTCGCTGAGGGCTGACATATGACTCCAGAAGAAATGCGAGATCAGTTCCTACTGGACATGAAACTTGCCCTTGTCGATGCGCAGGAACGCAAATGGCTTGGAAGGGAGAGGCATGGATACTGCTTCACATGCGGACGAGAAACACTTGTTTTTGATGTGATCGCAGAAGGTACGCCAGTTCAGCCACCAAAATGCGAAGAGTGTTTTATCGACGGTGCACTAGACTTTTTGGAAAGTCCGGATGCCTCAGATCGCATCAAGGAGTTCATAGAAAATGAGTCTAAAGAGCCTGAATAACGCTGGAGTCAGTGACCTTCTTGAAGATGCGGCTAGCCTCCTACGACAACGGGGGCTAGCCAAAGGGGTCCGAATTAATCCCGAGGACGGCAGCATCGATCTCATTGCAGCACTTGCTTTAGCGGCAGGAGCGAAAGAGAAGGAACTGATTTCCTCGGTCACAATTTCCGATTTCAGTTTGATTCCCACCAATGAAGCACGCTTCATGGCTGCTTATGACGTTCTTGATGCGGTCCTCATGTGGGACCCGGAGGGGTGGGCTGATCAGCCGGAACGAACCGTTTTGGAAGTCGCAAAGGTCATGTCAAAAGCCGCATGGCGACTAAAAATTGCGATCACTTAGATTGTTTAAGACTCCCCTAACGGGATAGCCCTATTGTCAGGGTTGCCCGTATTGTTTTTCCGTCGTCTAGATGGAAGTCCCATCGTATTGTTGTCGTGGTGACGCCAAGCCCATGTGTGGGCTGGAGTGTGTGCAAATTGATAACCGGCCTGTGCGAGTCTTACATGAAGACGGTAATCTTCCCCAGCGGAGATCCCTTCTTCAGTGACTTGGCCGGGGTCCCCGGGGCCTGCTCCAATTAGATTGCTGAATCCTCCAACGGCCCGGACGGCTTCAGTTTTTGCAAGAAAAGTTACTGGAATCGAATGGGGTTCCGATAGGTCGTATTGCCTCCCCTCAAACTGCGGAAAAGGGTCCTGCCCCCCAACGACGTCATAATGCGGATGAATTAAATCTGCACCACTTGAATTTGCCAAATCCACAAGTGTCTGGATGTGTTCGGGGTACCACCAATCGTCGTCGTCCAAGAAAGCGACCCACTCGGTCTGAACCATCTCCAAAGCCCGATCACGATTTGCTGCTGCGCCTACCCGGTCGTAATCAATGCTCACCGCTATCCCCGAAACAGGGAATGTCTGATTGAAGACACTGTCAATTGCTTCAGAAAAATAGTCGTCTTTGCGGTCTGGAATGGCACAAATTACAGCGGTTACCCCCTGCTTAAGCATGAAAGCGTCTCCAAGAAAATGATGTAATGGGCTTTAGGCGGGTTCGGTCGCGGTAGGTCCGTGTCCCTCAACTACTATAGCGTTGTTGATGAATCCGTTCCGTAGACAGTAAGTCCAATGGCCATTTGTTCAGAAAGGTTCAAAAGTGAACAACAAAGTTTTAATGCTACTTCCCAGCAGAAGTAGATCAGAAAAAATTGAACATTGCATAGATGCTTGGAGGGCCACAAAGGAACAAAGTGACCTATTGGTCCTTCTTGATGACGACGATCCCGAACTTGATAAATATCAGCGTCATAGCGATGTTCTGTATCATGTAGGTCCAAGAATCAGAATGTGTCCAACTGTAAATCAAGCAGTAAAAGATTATCCAAATTATCAATACTATGGTTTTATTGGAGACGATCATCTCTTTAGAACCAATGGATGGGATAAAAAGTTTATCTCAACTATTGAAAACAAAGGCAATGGTTGGGGTATCGTCTATGGCGATGATTTGCTTCAGGGCGAAGGATTAGCAACTCATTGTGTTATGAGTAAAAACATCATAGATTCCATCGGGTACATGGCGATACCCGGGCTTATTCATTTATACATGGACAATTTCTGGATGGCTCTTGGCACGGGCATCGACAGATTGTTTTATGAACCTAGTGTGATCATCGAACATATGCACTTCACTGCCGGAAAAAGCGCTGCGGATGCGCTCTATCTTGAAGTAAATTCTCATGACATGTATGTTAATGATGAATTGACATTTAATAATTGGAAAGAAAATCATTTGGAATCAGATGTATCCAAAATTAAGTCAAATATGTCATGAGAACAAGATTACGTCCTAAATACTCAGAAGAAGAGTTGAAGGAAATCTACAAAACTCCACATGAACACAATCTTTGGGTTGATCATATTCAAAGAGTTGAGTCCACTATTGCTTTATCTGTATGGTTTTATCCCATTTGCAAAGTTGCAGACTTATCTTGCGGAGATGGCTACATTGTAGATTCAATAAATGCCGAAACTAAATACAAAGGCGATTTTGCCTCGGGTTATGATTACACCGGCCCCATAGAAAAAACATTGAAGTTAATTCCTGTAGTGGATCTCTTTATATTGTCAGAGACAATTGAGCATATAGATGATCCAGACACTCTTCTTAGGGAAATTAGAAAAAAAACAAAGTA